TTAGAGCGCATTCGCAATGCTGAACGTGAACAAAAGTTAGCAGAAGATGAAGCGGAAATCAAACGTGAGTTGAACAAAGAGACAGATCGCTTCAAAGATAAATTAACCAATTTTAGTTTATCTGACGTAAAAGAAGCAATGATGACTGGTGTTGAAGATTACGAACGTGCATTAAAACTTGGTACTAACTTAGATTATTTTGATGCGTTAAAATCTGGTCTGTCAGTTGGCGAATTAAATGAGATTCAATCAGAATTCAAAGCAACAGCAATTGCAATGAACCAAACTGGCCAAGGGTTTAATGAATCAATTTATGAATCTCAATTAGAGATGTATGGATTAACGGGCAGTTTAGCAGCAGCTGCCAAAGTTACAGCGGCGACAATGGATGCTTCAAGATCTTTAGGTCTTTCCTTTGAAGATTCTAAAACAATGCAAGTATCATTACAAGATCAATTCCGAGTATTCCACGACAATTTAGGATATACAGCTGAAGAATTTGGAGCATTAACTGAATCTATAATCAAAGATGCTGATTCGCGCAAATTAATGTTACGTATGTCTGATGAGCAACGTAGAGAATATGTTAACTCTCGAATTGAAATGGTTAAATTTTACGAAGGAATGGGTCTATCAGGACAAAAAGCCATTGAAATGGGCGAACGTTTTGATGAGATGTTCGGTAAGAAAACAGCCAAAGATCGTATGAAGGATGCCGTTCGAATGTCAGTAATGGGCGGTATGGTTGGAATTGATTCACAAGATTCTGCCCGCGCTCGTTCAATTCAAATGAAAGCTCCTGGTCGTCAAACTGCAGAAGAAAAGAAATTTTTGGCGGATTACACTAACCAGATTTCTAAGGGAATGGAAGAATTTAGAGGTCAAGGATTCACAAGTGAGTTATTCGTTGATAGCTTAAACGCTAAAACAGATGGATTAATTGACGGTATATCAGCATTGAATACTGATTTAAATGAATCAAATAAAAAGAACGTTGATATACAAAACGCGCACCGAAATGAAACGTTAGACAATATGTTACTTCATATGCGTGGCATTGAACGCCTATTGGAATCATTTCCTGTAATGTTGGCAGGATCACTTGTACCATTATTGTTTAAAGCTGGAGCTATTAAAAATATGGTTAATGGTATGGGTAAAACTGCTTGGAGTGGCGGTGCTGGAACTAGTATGTTAGGTCGAGGGGCTGCATTGTTGGGTTCAGGAGCGGCCGTTGCAGGAGCAGGGTTAGCGGGTTGGGAAATTGGATCTATGATTCAACGCACACTCGAAAATGATTATCCTGCAGCTTGGGATGGTGTAGTTAAATATCTTGGTGGTGGAATTTACGAAACGATTAATTTTTTCACTGATACACTTCCTGACATTGGTTCTAAAGCTTTTGATTGGGTTGGCAATGTAAAAAATGAAGCTTTGTTGAAGGTAAAATCTTGGGGAAGTCAATTCTTATCATTTTTTGATGATATGATAACCGGTTTTGGTAATTACATAAAGCAAACAGATCTTTATCGAATGTTGACTGATTTTGGGAGTTATGTATCTGAACAAACTACTTCTTTAACTGATGCAGCATTCGGTGGCATTTCAGATACCACAAGTAAATTATTAGCCATGATCGACGGTAACGACAAAGAAGACGTCAAAGAAGAGAAAGCTGCGAAGCAAGCAAGTGATCAAAGATTTAAAGATCAACAACTTGCAGATCAGCAAAAAGTGTTAGAGCAGTTAACGAAACAAAATGAGTTAATGGCCGCTCAAATTAAATTACAAGAAGAAATACGTGATTCGAACGCTGGAATTGATGAAAAAACCAAGAAAGGTTGGAATTCTGGCGCATACACAATGCCGAACTAAGGTTCCTGTGATATTTCATCGAATAAATAAATGTTAAATAGGAAGATATTTCAACATGGCAGCACCTAAGTGGACTAAAACATATAAAATAGTTACACCTACTCCAACGACTACTACAATGCAAGATAGTCAGGATATGAGTGGTGGAACTCTCTACAATTCTCATTCATGGTACCAACGACTAGTTCAAGGTTCCTCAACTCGTATGACCCGCTATCGTGAATATGATGGCATGGATAACGATGTTGACATTAACCGTGCATTGGACACGATCGCAGAGGAAATGACTCAGAAAAATCGTAAGACAGATCTTCATATTGATTTGAAATTCCACGAATTGGATGGTCGCGTAAGTAATACACATGCTGCCACTTTAATGAGTGCAATGAGATATTGGTCCGTTACTCACGAATTTGATAGTACGTTATTCAACGTTGCTCGTGGAATGGTTAAGTATGGAGATTGTTTCTTCAGAAAGACTAACGGTCCATTGAAGAAATGGGAATTCATTCACGCTAAAAATGTTATTGCAGCTGTTGTAGATGAAATGGATGTTACTAATATTGTAGCGTGGCAGATTCGTAAAGAGACAAATAAAGCCCAAGCTAATATCGGCGGTATCGGTGTAGGTGGTCAACAGTACGAGTCTGAGTTCGTCCCTGCCGAAGAAATCGTGCGATTCACATTGAATGATGATATGTCTGAAACAGCACCATTCGGTGAATCGATTTTGAAGCCTGTATATCGTTCATTTAAACAAAAAGAATTATTAGAAGATGCTGTACTGATTTACAGAATCTCTCGTGCTCCTGAACGTCGAGTTTTCTATATAGATGTTGGTAAAATGCCTCCACAACGTACTAAGCAGTATCTTGAGCAAATTAAGAATGAAATTAAACAGAAGAAAATTCCATCACAAAATGGCAATGGTGAGAATCAAGTAGAATCTGTATATAATCCACATAGTACGCAAGAAGACTTCTTCTTCGCTCAACGTGCCGATGGTAAAGGTTCTCGTGTAGAAACATTACCAGGTGGTAACAGCTTAGGTGAAATGTCAGACGTTAACTACTTCCAAGATCGTGTATGGCGTGGTCTACGTATTCCTACTTCCTATATGCAGACATCTACAGGTAACGAATCAAATCCAATCTTTAATGACGGTCGTGTAGGTCAAGCATATATTGAAGAATTACGTTTTGCTGAATTTTGTATGAGATTACAACGTAATATGGAACGTGCATTGGATAAAGAATTCAAAGTTTACTTGCGTAAGTTGAATATTCAAATTGATCCACAATTGTTCTCATTAACGTTACCAGAACCTACTAACTTCGGTCTATATAAACAACAAGAAGCTGATGCAGCAATCTTAGGTACTTTAGCACAAGCGGATGGTATTCCATTCTTAGATAAACGTTTTGCATTGGCACGTTTCGGTCAATTTGAAGAAGAAGAAATTCTGCGCAATGAGCGTCAAATGTGTGAGACTTTAGGTATTGGATATGATGATCCAGAGCGTTTCAGAAAGATCTATGGTGCGCCTGAAGAAGCTGCTGACGAATTTGGCGGCTTAGGTGATTTAGGTGGTGGAGATTTAGGTGGCGAAATGTCAGCTGATGATACAGAATTAAGTGGTGGTTTAGAAGGCATAGGTGACGAAGCCCCTGAATAACCACAATAAAATATATAATAACCATAAATAAAATAATAATAGGAGAATATGGTATGGATAACAAAGAACAACTAAAAAACATGTTAGATGCTATAGTCAACAAAAACACCGATAGTGCAAAAGTAACATTTCATTCTTACTTGCAGGATAAATTTAAAAGTTTAATGAATCCTGGTCCTATCGAAGACGTACAGCCAGAAGTTGAAGTTCCAGTAGAAGAGCCAACTTCAGACGAATAATTTAAGGAGTCACAATGAAAAACCAATTACTTATCGAAGAGCTTTCACCTACGGATTGTAATATTATTACAGAATCTAGTCAGGGTAAAGATTGTTTCTTATCAGGCATCTTTATGCAGGCAGACATGAAAAATCGTAATGGTCGTAACTACCCATTATCTGAAATTTCTCGTGCTGTGGAAAATGCACAAACTGTAATCAAAGAACACAATGGTATCTTTGGTGAGTTAGATCATCCTCAAACCTTAACCATTAACTTAGATCGTATTTCGCATGTAATTACTGATATTCGTATGGAAGGTACCAATGCAGTAGGTAAAGCTAAAATCTTACCAACTCCAATGGGTGATGTTGCTCGTACATTAATCGAGTCTGGTGTTCGTTGTGGTGTATCAAGTCGTGGTGCTGGTCAAGTTAACAGCGAAGGTGTGGTAGAAGGTTTCAACTTTGTTACTGTTGATATTGTTGCTACCCCATCAGCTCCAGGTGCATTACCTAACACGATTTACGAATCACTAATGGACAGTGTCCATGGTGTAGAAGCCCTATCTCTTGCTGAACAAATGAAGCACGATCCTAAGGCTCAAGAGTACTTTAAAAAGGAAATTGTTAAATTCTTAAAAGAAGGTCTTTTTAAGAAGGTATAAAATCCAAAATTTTTATAACTTTTTTCCTCATTCAGAACCCGCATATACTGCGGGTTTTATTATGTCTGGTAAAATTACTGGAATATTAAGGGGTTAACGTTATAAATATTATTATCATAACTATTAACAAAGTTATAACACACTTTTAGGAGAAATTATAATGGAAGAGCTCTTTCAACAATTGATCGAAGCAGAAATTTTAACAGAAGATGTTAAGAAAGAATTGGAAGAAGTTTTTTCAACCAGTTTGAATGAAGCTATCGAGCAAGCAAAAATTGTAGCTGGTGAAGAAGTTCGTGCTGAACTTACTGAACAGTGGATCAACGAGCGTGACACTTTAATCGAAGCTGTAGACACTCAAGTTGGTGAATTCTTAGAAGAAGAATTAAACGAATTAAAAGATGACATTAACCGTTTCCGTGACTTAGAAGCTGAGTACGCAGAAAAGTTAGTTGAATCAAAAGCCGAAATGGCTGCAAACTTAGAAGCTGATATGGCTGAACTTGTTGAAAAAATCGACGCGTTCTTGGAAATCCGCTTAAATACTGAACTTGAAGAATTGAAAGAAGACATTGCTGAAGTTAAGAAACTTGAGTTTGGTCGTCAATTGTTTGAAGGTTTTGTTAAAGAATACCGCAACAACTTCGTAGACGAAAGTGGCGTCGAAGCTGAATTGCGTGAAGCTCGTCAACAAGCTGAAGATGCTCAAAAAGCATTAGAACTTGCTGAAAGCAAAATTGATAGTCAAATCCGCGGTGCTAAACTTGCTGAATTACTTGAGCCATTGGCTGGTAAGCAAAAAGACATCATGGAAGCTATCTTGACTAAACTTCCTACTGAGCAATTAGAGGAAGGATATAAAACATTCATCGGTCGTGTTATCAAAGATAGCGCAATTGTAGAAGAATCTGAAGAGAAGGAAACTCCAGTACTTGCTGAAGCTTCGCAGAAAGATGAAGATAAAAAAGAAGAGCCAGTAGTTGAAGGTGTTGTTAAAGATGGTAACACTGAAGACGTATTGGAAGAATCTGCTGACGACAGTGCTAAAATGTCTGCCGAACGCAAAGCATACTTACAACGTCTAGCTGGCGTAATTGAATAATTTTAACTTTTATCTTATTTGGAGAAAAAAATGGATATCTTAGAAAATTGGGGCGAAGCAAAAACGGCTCTACTAGAAGGTTTGGATGCTAACCAACGTAAAGTTGTTGCACCTCTTTTGGAAAACCAAAAAAATCAAATGTTATCGGAAAATGCTGCTGAAGGTGCTACTCGTGGTGCTGACATTGCTGGTTTCCGTAAAATCTTAATTCCAATGATTCGTCGTATCATTCCTGGTACTATCGCAACTGAAATCGTTGGTGTACAACCTATGCAAGGTCCAGTAGGCTTAGTTTACTCTTTGCGTTTTAAAACTACTGAAGGTCCAGTAAGTGGTACTGACATTAATGGTAATCCTGTTACTATGCAAGCTAACGCTGAAGCATTCGGTAACGACCATTATTCTTTCAACTCTAACCCAGTTTATGACTTCTACTCTGGTCGTACTGACGTTCCAGCAGGTCAATTGCCTGGTGCTTCTGGTATTGGTCCAAGTGCTCCTGGTGATATTACTGGTGATGCTGAATACGGTTCTCCACGTTACGACAGTAATGGTATTTCTTGGGGTGATGTAGCTGGTGAATCTGCGTTTGACGGATGTACTACTGGTGGTCACGGTGGTATGCTTGAAGGTTCTGGTGGTCGTAAAATGACTATGGAAGTTGTATCTCAAGCTGTTGAAGCTGGTTCTCGTAAATTGCAAGCTGGTTGGACTATCGAAGCTATGCAAGATCTTGATTCACAGCACGGCTTGGATTTAGAAAACGAAATGACTCAGGCGTTGTCTGCTGAAATCGTTCAAGAAATCGACTCTGAAATCTTAGGTGACTTATTGGCTCTTGCTGGTACTGTTTCTACTTTTGATGGTGCAGTTGTTGATCCAACTACTACTAACTACCGTCCAGCTTATGTTGGTGACCGTTTAGCTAACTTAGCTGTTCAAATTAACTACGTTGCTAACGAGATTGGTCGTAAGACTCGTCGTGGTTCTGGTAACTTCATCGTTGTTAGCCCAATGATCGTTTCTGTTTTACAGTCTGCTGCTAAATCAGTATTTGCTCCTTCTACTGAAGGTTCTTTTAAAGGCCCTAACAACACTATGTTAGTTGGTACTTTAAACGGTTCTATCAAGGTTTACAGCTACTTGTGGAACAGTGCTCAAGCTACTAACGTAGGTGGTACTGGTAACGATAGCATCCTTGTTGGTTACAAAGGTGGTAACGGTGAAACTGATTCTGGTTACTTCTACTGCCCATACATTCCATTAATGAGCTCAGGTGTTGTTGTTAACCCAGTTACCTTCCAGCCTGTTGTTTCTGAATGATCGTGACTGGGAAAC